CTTCCGCGTCTGTCATTTCGCGTTCGATGATTTCACCGGTTGATGAGTTGTGAATTATTTTCATTTCGTTAGTCATTAGTTCACTCCGTACATTTCGACTGTTCCGGCGGTAAATCCGCTAACCGAATGCGCAATAAGCATTTCTGTAATTGCGTTATTTGTGTTAATGCTTCCTTGTGATTGAAAATTAACTCTGCCGCTTGCCGCTGTATATGTGCCAGAAATATTCCATACTTTTCGGTTTCCGGTAGAAGCGTAGTCTTTAATTGTCAGCGCAAAAAAATTGACGGCACTAGCGGCGGTTTGCCGATTAGCCGATAAATTGAATTGTATATTGTCCGCCGTTTTTACTTCGGTCGCGGCGGCTGTGTTGCTGTTTGCCGTAATAACAAGATCAACCAATAGTTGGATACTGTTTGGAATAAATACGGTGTCTCCGGTTGTAGTGTTAGTAAATCCAAAGCAAAGAAAATACAGATCTTTGTAAGTTTGATTTATACTACTGATTGTTGGAGTACCTGAAAGAGTAGTTGTGGAAAGTAGAGTCATACTTCCACCGCCAGCCGCCGCCGCCCATTTCATTCCGGTTGCCGCCGTGCTGTCGGCTGTTAAAACTGTGTCATTAGCGCCAACGGCTAGACGAGCAAAAGTATCCGCGCCAGTTCCGCCAATTAAATCACCTTTAGCGTCGATCGTTGTTGCCATTGAGTTAGTAATTGTTACGGCTCCAGAAGTGCCGCCGCCTGAGATTCCGGTTCCGGCTGTTACGGCTGTGATGTCGCCTTGATCATTATTGACCCAAGTGTAAGCGAGATCGGTTCCCGAAGTCTTGGACAGAATTTGTCCAGTCGTTCCGCCTTTAAGATAGACGAAAGATGTATCGACACCGTCGCCAAGAGTTCGGATCGCGGACGCGCCATCTTTGACGAGATCGGTGTTATTCGGTGTTGTCCAACCAAAGTTGGTTGTCGTTGCCATTTTCCTTCTTTCTTATGCGACGATCGTAGCTTCGTCCCATGTCATTGTAGCGGATAGGGTGTTCCAGATTTCGGACGCTGAGACATCGTCCCATTTCATCGCAACCGTTGAGAATGCGAGTGGTGAGACATTGACCGAAATCGTGAGAGTGTTGAAGCTGGCTTGGAATGACCAGCCTTCGACAAATCCTTGAAATTGTCCGTCGTTCATATTTGGCGGCAGATCGTCAAGCTGTATTGGGAGCCCCATAAATATCGAAATCAACGCGTCCCGATCTGCGTCAGAGATTTCGGGATTGACTAGCTGATAAGTGATCCGATCCAGTTTTCCTTGTGGATAAGCCCTGAGAGCGATGTATCGATCGGCTTGGGCTTGTGCGTCAACCGTACCCCGGACGGTCGTGTTGACGATTGCTTTGAGTGTTCCATAAGTTGCGATCGATACAGCGTCAGACGATGTTACTTCCGAGCCGTAATTGTTGCCATAAGTAAGAGCCACATCGTTCTTAATATCTCCGGCTCGTGTTGCCAATTTAATTCCGACCGCTTGGGCTTCGTTAGCCGAAAGGATTGTGTATCCATTCGCGGCGAAATAAGTCGTCCGGTGATCGGAGTCGGCGTAGGAAATCCGACCGGAACTGTCCTCGTAAAGATAACCAAGACCCGAACTGGCGAGTCCTGCGACAAGTGAATAAACATCGGTAAGCGATGAGCTTCTTTGATGTAGTTCGAAATTGCCCGGAGTGTCAATCTCACCGAGTCCGTTGTTTTCGGCGTTGTTCCAGTCAATCGTCGGATCGTAGGCGTCCCAAGTAAGTGCCGCCGGGACATCGTTCCAAGTTCCAAGAAGTAAAGCTGAGAGGATTGTGTAAATCTGATCGCCGTCGAAATCGTGAGATAAGACTCCGAGAGTTGTAGCCTTTGGAAGCCGCGCAAGGGCTCCAAGAGCCACGACCCGAGTGACTTGTGTATATCCGGTAGATCCAGATCTTGCGACCTCGATACCGACATCAGAGACCGCGCCACCGAATATCGGAACATAGGTCGCTGTCGAATCTTGGACTTCGATTGTAAGACCGTCATTGATCTCAACGGTAATCGCTGACTGATCTGTGTTGAGAATATCGATTGAGCAGAACCCGGCGATCGGCTGAACATTGATGTCGGTTCGACCGCTGTTGATCGATAAATTGGAAAGAGTTACTCCGGTGTATTCGACCGAGTTAATTAAGACACGCCATTCGGGAGACCAGCTTGTCACACTAGAATCCCGGCTCCGCCAAGTGTTCCGCGCTGATTGGATTCATTCAAGAGATCCACGATCTGACGAGCTGTGGATTCTGAATCGATCGCACCGTTGACGGTGATGTTGTTTGTAATCCCGGAAGGCTGTCCCAAGAATGCTCGGAGTTGTTCATCAAATGCCGAGATTCCGCTAAGTCCAAGATCCGGGACGAAAGATCCTGTCGTCGTTGCCATATTTTGAACCGCTGTGTCCATCGCCGCCGTCTCAAAAGATGACCGTCTTGCGCTAAATTGTGGCGCAACATTCGGAGCTGTGAAATCTCCAACAAGAGACTTTCGCAAGGTTGTTAAGAATTCTAGAAATTTCTGAAATCCGGTTTGAAGTTGAATTGGATTCTCAAAAAATCTTTTAATTGCCGCGAGCGCATTGACCACAGCTTGAACGGCTGTCGCGACGGCATTCGCGGCGTAAGTGATTGCGTTTAGAGTCTTTGCGAATCCTTCTAGTGCGTTACCTTTGCCGCCTGTTAATTCGTCAACGCTTGAAAATAGTTTTCCAATCCGCGCGCCTAAGTCCGAAACTTTTATTCCGGCAAGATTGGCGGCTTTTTCAACATTTGAAATCTTAGGCTCAAATGAATCGATCCGTCGTCCAGCGTATTCGGTGGCGACTGAAATGCCTTTTTGTCCGGTAAGTCCGGCGACAAAAGCATTGAGAGCCGGAACGCCTGAATCTGTCATAAATTTTGAAAGTTTTTCTAATTGTGGCAAGAGTGCGAATCCAATAGTTTCTTTTGCTTCATCGAAAGCCACATTTAATCGATCAAGACGACCTTGAAAAGTTTGTGCTTCATTAGCCGAAAAACCAGCGAAAGATGTTTTCAAAGTGTTATATACCAAATCGAAATCTTTTGTTTTTAGAATTGATTGATCAATACCTAGACCTAATTTACCGAGAGCATTTGTGTTGCCATCGTAAGCCTTGCCTAAACTATTCGCGATTGCTTCAAGTGGCTTTCCTGTTGCGCTAGAAATATCAAGAGCAAGATTTAAGAGCTTTGTGGCTTCCTCTGTATCTTTTGTGGATCTTATGAGTCGGCTGAAAGCTGGACGCAATTTGTCATCGGTAACGCCTACGGCAAGAGATGTCTGTGTGATGTAACTTTCAACAGCCGCGATCTGATTGTTTGTCGCTCCTGTTGTATTTTCTAAAGTTTGAGCAAGAATTCTTTGAGCCTTTTCATCATCAAGAGCCGCCTTGACTCCATCAACGGCAGACTTGATCGCCAACGCACCGATTGCCGCTCCAGCGGCGGCGGCAGCTACTCCGACAGCTTTGAACGCGCCGCCTAGCTTGTCGCCGAATGTGCTAGAAGTATCCTCGGCATTCTTTAGACCCTTAACGAGATCGGCTGTGTCCGCAAGGATTGAGAGTTTGAGTGTGCGTGAGCCAGCCATTAGTCATACTCCTTCAAGATACGATCGAACGCCGATTCCCATTTCTGGATTAGCTCCGGCTGGATCGACCTGAGTGTTGGATAGATAAAATATCCGGCAGATCCGCCGCCGAGTCTTGGAGTGCGTCTTGGAAATTGTTTGTATTTGTTGGAACCAAATTCAAGTCCAGCCCATAACTTTTGAGTTGTACCACCACCGGAGAACTTTTGAGCCGCGAAGCCGAACGAGACTTCCCCGATCTTGGACGACTTCGCAACCCTTGATCCTTCGGCAACGCGCCGAACAGCCGCTCCGGATACGGTTCGCCGTTGCGCTGTCTCTCTGACTTTAAGCTGTAAGAATTCTGCTAGGGCTGAGGATTCACGCTTGGCGGCTTCGATACCTTCATCGGACATCGCTTTGAATGATCGCGTGATTGACCGGAGTTCGGCTTTGTCATAAGCGATTTCGACGTTCATTACGCTTCTCCAATACTTCGATCGCCGTTAAAATATCCTCTGCCGTTCGCCATTCGCTCATCGGGATTCCGGTGGCTATTGCTAGCTCTACGATTACCCGTCCTAAGCTTCCGGCTGTGTGTCTTTTGGGAGATCATCTCCGATCGAGAAATCCGAGACCGTCTCACACCATATCTCGAAGGGCTTGACAGCCTTTCCGCCAGCTTCACGCTTCATCGCGTTCCACGCTAGGAAAAGAATGTCATTGACTCCGAGATTGTTGTGAGCGTCTTGAATTGTTCGACCGAATTTGATTTCCCATTTCTGCCACTCCGGGACGCTCGCCGTGTGGACGACTGACTCCCCGGAGTTGTGTTCGACTGTGATTTCTAGCTTCATCTCCCGATCTCCCTTTTAGCTGAATGTATCGGCTGGAGTGCCGACAACCAAGAATGATAGTGACAGAGTTTGAGCTCCTGGAGCCGCTCCGCCTACTGATGGATACACCGGCATAACATCGAACGCAAAGACCGCGCCGGTTGTAGCTGTAAGGCTGACGGCGAGAGTTGTATTCGGTGCTGTGTCGGCGGCTGTCCATAGTGCTTCGGATAGAGAGCTTGCGACTCCCCAATCTGCGAGCATTTCAACATCGAAAGTCCATTGATCGTCGATGTGTTTGTAAGCCTTGCCATCGAGTGTTTGATAGGTATCGATGACGGGCGCGTTGGTAAGAATCGCGCTGGTAGCTTGTGCGTCGTAGTTTACGGTTGCGATCGTCAAGACAAGATCGCGTCCGGTAATGACGGTCGTTGGCATTCTTTCTCCTTAGTTGGTTTGGGTGTAGTAGGTCGATACATTTATATCGGACGCCAGTAAATTACTAGCTCCGACAGATGTAACAGTCGGACGCTCGATCTGTCCGACGATGTACCCTGACGGAATGACCGCCAGAATTTGAAGGATTAACTTTTCAAGGTTGTCGAGCGATCCCGGATTTGAGTTGTACGCAACGGCAACGGTGATCGTGTAGTTGAGAAGTAATTTGATTGATGACTTGCCGATGAGATTGATTTCCATATACGGCGATGACGGAACGATGACCACCGCTGGCGGAATAATTGCTTCCGGGACATAGGAGTAAACATTTCCAGCGACAGAACTGAGAGCTGTGGCAAGGGTTCCGCGAACATCTGCCGAGATTGATGAGGCTGGCATTCCTAGCCTACGATCGAATCGACATCGACTTGATTACCTAAGAGCCCCGAAATTCTGTTGTAAAGACTTCTGCCCATTCGGAACGGGCTCGGCGCAAAGTCCACGCCTTCGATCTGACCACCGGGAGCGACACGGGATTGAAAGACCTCGACTGAGACATTGAGAACAGCCGATTCGACATTTGAATTTCCGACATAGATCACGGCGGCAGCTTGTCCAGAGAGCGTCGCTGTTCCGGGTGGAATGCTTGCGCGAAGTGTTATGTCTGAGTTTGTGAGAGCTTGAGTAAAAATATACGGCGACAAGAGTTTGTCGGTGACCGCGCGAGTGCCGTTGAAAGTTGATGGAACGACTCCGGCGATGATAACTGATTGACCGACGACGAATTGATGTGGTCGTTGAGTTGTAAAGTAAGCGACATTCGTCTCGATCTCGACATGAGTGACAGCGACTGTGTGAGCTGTAAGTAGCGGCAGGATTACTCCTTCGGCTGTGTTTATTATGTCGTCGAGATATGCGTCATCGTAAAGAGCTGACGAAACGCCAAGCACCGACCGAAGCTGTGAAGCTGTGACGATACTTGGCATTTCATCTCCAATCTGCTGAGCCCGTCGGGAGCGGCGGACTCATGTCTAAGGGTTTTACTTATTGTTGCGGAATGCTCCGGCGGCAAGTTTGATCGCAACAGCTCCAAATGAATACACGCCAACATTGATTGAGCCGTCGGCTGATGATTCGGCGCGGAGTGAGTATTGGCTTCCTTCGTACCATGTATAAGCGTTCGGATTGACGATGATGATTGATCCGTCATCTGATCCGGCTGGAGCGGCGAAGTCCGCGTAGAGATCAAGACCGGCGACATTTCCACGAAGTGAAGTAGGAGTTACGACACCGGCGTTGTTGCTTGGATTAGAAGCGACATAGATCGGAGTTCCGCCGTTATTTAGTGACATGGTGTTTGCCCATTGTGACGCTCCCATGATGATATTACGAGCGAAATCCTGTGTCCCTGTATAGACAGAAGCCGCACCGCGCGAGACGAATGCTAACAATTCGGCGGCTGTTGGGAATGTCGAAAGTGTAGTTCCATCGATTGACGCGTTAGCGACAAGAATTGAGCTGACATAAGCATTCTGCGCCTTAGCCATAGCTGCCACCATATTATTGAGGAGCTCTGTATAAAAAAGTGGAGATGTGCGTGTGAGCAATTCAACCGTGAAATTTTGTTGACCTGCGAATTTCTTGATTGGAACTGACAAGAAGCTGGACTCCATATTTGTATCGGAGAACGCTGATCCTTGATTTGTTTCCGCGACGGTTGGAGCGACTGTGATCTTTGGAATTTCAAAGGTCATTCCTGCGTCTGGCAAGGTTCCGCGAGAAATTGCGTCGATTGATGGACGGATTGTGTTTGATACTCCGTTGATGACTTCGGTGAGCTGACGAGTTGGAACTAGACCAGCCGAGTCGGTTGTGTTGTTATCTGCCGCCAAGATAAATTGACGAGCGTCCTCGCTACCGAGAGCCGCTTTGATTTTGTTTTCTAGATATTTTGGAGCTGAGAACTCCAAGCGTGGAGCTGTGTAAGCGAGTGGAGTTCCTGTCGCTTTGACATTCCGAGAGGCTTCAACCGTCTCGACGGCTGGAGCTTCGTTGACGATTGAGTCGGACACTTCGTCTCCTTCTGTTTGTGTTTCCTCTGACGG